ATATTCAAAGATTTATCAGTATATTCTTGACTTATATTCCTTTCATATAAAGAATTTTCTTGTTGTACTTTATATGGATCAACTCCATATATTTTTAATTTTGTATTATTTTTTGCTATTTCAAAAATATTTGCACCCTCATTAACGCCAATTTCAACACCCATTTTCCAATTAAATTGTGTGATGAAAACATTAATTACTTCCCATCTTCTCCACTGAACGGGATAAGCAAATTGGGCACCTGCTTTTATTAAATCTTTTGGATTTGGTGAATTCATTTTAATAAGCTAGTCCATTTTTTAATAATTTTATCAGGATCAAATTTTTTCATATCAACTGATGTTTTCTTTTTATCAATATCAATAGTCCAATTATAAACATCATCTATAGTTGTATCTTTTCTTATAAACATGTTATTTTTATCTGTTAATATTTCTTCAGCCGCATCTGACTCATACGTTATTACAGGAACTCCTAATTTATTTGCTTCAAGATAAATAAGACCGAAAGTTTCTTGGGGCATTCCTGGTCTAAAAAGACAAGCGGCATTCGATAAACTTCTTAAAACTCCTTCATAGTTTAATTCTCCTAAAAAATGAATAGGATATCCGCTTTTATTAAGGTCTGCCATAAAATCTGTAAATATTTTAACATCTTTCTTTTGTCTTTGGGGAGGACAACAAACATAAAAAGGTCTTTTCATTCCCTTATCATAAAGAGCAACATAAATCATTAATGCTTCTCTAAAACCTTTTCCAAAAGCACTCATCCAGAAAAGATAATTTGATCTTTTTTCTTTTGGTTTTTGTTTATCCATACCTTTTGGAACCATATAATGAATAGTTTGATCCCCCCCAACAGTTTTTCCCTTATCTTGTACATATTTTTTAAGTGCGTTAGATAAAAATAATCTAGGAACTTGTTCGTGACAAGTTGTCCAATTATGTAACCAAATATAAGTTTTATCTCCACTATTCATTTCTAAGGGAGATAATACTGGAATATGAGGATTAAACATATAATAATTTTTCCAACTATTACCAACATACGTAATCTGATTACAATGTATTCTTACCCGTGATTTAGCATAATGATGTCTAAACATGTTTAAATGTTTCACCCCATTTATTATTTGATCAGTTCCACTCATATGAGAATGAACTAATCCAACATTAAAATTTTCACTAGCAAGTTTTTCCGCAACTGTTAAAATTTGTCTTTCAGTTCCCCCCATTGCACCACCATCTTTTTCAAATAATGGAGGAGAAAGGATTAAATAATCATAGCTCATTATGCTCCTGAAGTAAATTTTCTCCAATCAATTATACTCTTAATCAAAAAATTTCTATTGATAATCGTTTTTATAATTGATTCTAAATAATTTATTTTTTCTTTTTGATATTCAATTTTTTCTTGCATTTCAATTATATCTTTATCTGAATTTAAAAATCTATCTATATCTAATTTATTTCTAGATTTAATATCTAATTCAAATGGTTCCCACTCTAATTTATCTAAACTATCTTTGTCAAGTTTACCTGTATAATAAAGCCATTTTAATTTAGACAATTCTTTCATTTTTGACTCATATTTTACAAGTCTTAATTTTTCATCTGAAAAAATTTTAAAATATTTATTGTGAAGTTCTGGTATTCTTGTTGATTCTACATCTAATTGCAAATCATCTAGAACACAATCACTGGTCCATAATTCTTGTATGTTTTCTAATTTCATTATACCTCATAATCAACGTTCTCCTATAATTCTCTCAACTTTATATGTAGTATATGCGAATGTAGCATCCGCGGCAACAACTTCTGCATCAGCAACATCCGAAGACATCTCTATATCAGTTAAATCTACAGGAAACAAATTTGTAAATTTGGCCACATATTGAACATTCTTATTGCTCGTAAGGATTGTTAAGAAACCATCAGAATAGGTTTCTTCAGAATTATACTGTTCTAAGTCTTCAGGAAAAGTAATTCCTTTAATCCAATTATAAACTTCTAACCAATTTTGTAATTCTTCATCTATTATAAACCTAACACGTAATTCATTCATTTGTACTTTATCGCCAGCAATAGGCATATCTCTAAGAGGAGTTACTTGTAAAAACTGACCTGCTGACAAACCCGGTAAATTAGTAGATTGACAAAAAAAGTTCACATGCGGAATTTTGTCAATCACAAATTTAAAACCTGTGGGTATAAAATAATTTAAATTTTTTGGTTGTCTTGTAGCTTCTGCCATAGTTCATCTTCCGATACATTTGGTATATTTTCTAACGATTGATTTTGATCAATAACTCTTTTCATTATAAGATCATCATATATATTTAGTAAGTCTTTGAATCCTTCTATAAATTCATCTGTCATAGTATTAGCCGCCCCTTCTGAAGGATATGCATTAGTACCATCATACATATTATCTCTTTCCCCAAATACATCAAAACCTATTAAATATTTTATATCTTTAGGATAATATTCATGTGCTACTCTTATGAGTTGTATACCAGCACTTCCTCCATATATTGGACTGGGAACATGTGATATTTGACATTTTTCTTTTATCCAAGTTATATGATGATGTCGTCTAAAACCATTATAAATGAATTCATAACCAGTTGGTTCATTCTCAAATACTATAGCATCAGCAGGAATCTCCATAGAATCTCTAACTTCTCCTGGAAGAGGATTCATATTACTAATAAGAACTTTATTGTTTAAAGCATAATCAGAATCTAATACTTCATGAGTAATATGACCATCAACAGTTAAAAGATAATCTGGTGCAAAATCACGATAAAGAGCATTACATCCAAATGTCCATGCTTTTTCTTTAATCTTATTTAAATCTAGATGTTGTCTGGATTTTCCATTTCCTATTACAACTACTGCCATTCTATTTCTTTAAGAAACTGTTCTGTTGTTATATTATCAATATTTTCAACTTTTGTATTATCATCAATAACCCTTGTCAATCTTATTCCAGGACAAAATTCTTCTTTTAACAAATAAAACAATCCAATTCTTTCATCTTCTGCTACATGAAATTCTTTATTAGATGTTATTCCACGAACTGTTATTGGATAATTACGAGTATCATCATAAATATTTTTTCTATCCCCAAATAAATCAAAACCTATCATATATATTTGTTCTTCTGGATGTAAATGATAAGCCAATCTAATGCTCACCCATCCAGAATTTACTGGATATATTTTTTCAAAGGGCACTAAAGAAACTTTATGTCCTTCTCTTAATGCTTTTCCATATCCGTATCCACTAGGTACTTTTTCTAAAAAATTACCATATCCATATTCAGTTGTATAAACTTTATTTTCTTTAGAATATCCAGACTCAATTATTTCTTCAAGCATCATTGGATCACACGTAAGAAGTATATCTGGAGTAAAATCACGATAAAGACCATTACTTCCATATATTGTACCGTATTTTTTCAAAAAATGCAAGTCTATTTTTTGTCTTGATTCACCATTTCCTATGCAAAAAATCATTTTTTTGTATAAATTTCATGTTCCATGTTTTTAATATTATGCGAATACGAATATACAACATGAACTTCAATATTTTCTTTTATCGTTTCCGCCATTCTATGTCTCCACCACTGTTTCGGTTTCAATGTACAATGAGCATTTTCACCGTTTGGTAGAATCTGGAGGGCAAGATACATTGCTATATTTAAATAAGTACATTTATTTGATAATGTAAAAATTTCTTTTAAAGTATCGTTTATTTCTTTTTCTGGAACATGTTCTAAAACATCTGTACAAATAACACAATCAAAATTTCCAGATGGCAAAAGACCCCATTTTGGTATTGCAGGATCATAAAGCCCCATCTTATCAAGTCCCCATGATAAATGAATCCTATCTTCTATGTAATGTTTTGCATTTCCACATCCATAATCCAATGCGGTTTTTGATTTTGTAGTTTTTATTAATTTTTTGATATTGTCTAAATGAAGGGTAAGAGAATCGCCAGGATAGGAAGGATGTTGTTTATATAAATCAATTTTAGAATGCATAATATCTCCAAAAACAAAAAAAGGAAGCAGGTTTTACCCTACTCCCTTTTATGTATACTAAGTTTTTTAGAGAAACTTACATTAAGTTAGCTACTCGTACAAGCCTGTAGTACTCATTGCTTGATGCACCAGCATTGTCTCCACTAATATCCGAAGATCCTGTGCTAGTAATTTCAACTTGTCCAGTTGAGAAAGGATTCCTTACAAGACCATATCGAGTCTTAAATCCAATTTTTGGCTGGAAGGTGTTTGTGTCAACCGCACGTACCATTTGCAACGGAACGTATGGGCAGTAGAACATTCCTGCATCATAAGATGAGGATCCTTTGTATCCAACTACAAAGTAGTTGACATCATTTGTTACTGCATATGGATCAACATAAACACGATAGCGACCGTTAAGTACACCAACAAAAGTGTTTCCTGCATCATCAGGATTGAGATTATTGCTATCAAGAGCAGGAGCGTAATCAAGAACTCCAGCCATTTGAAGTGCAGAAGCAACATCTGAAGAAGTGATAATCATATTACCTTTTCCTCTACGTGTCTTCTTCGCAATCTCGTTTGCTTCTCTCTCGATCTGGAACATGAGACCTTTAAACTTCTCAACGGACCAGCGACCATTTGAATCTGTGTCGAGATCAAAGATACCTGATTGTGTAGTGTTAGTTTGGGCACCAACTTTGGCTTCCCTGTAAATCTTACGAACAACCTCACGGTTAATCTCTGCAAGAATCTCAGCGGAAAGAATATTGCTGAGTTCTGTTTCTGCATCAAGACCATGAACTGCTTTAAGATCCTGAGCAACTTCCATTGTGTAATCTGCTCTTAAGGCTCTTGTTTTCGCAGTAACAGTAACCTTCTCAATTGAGAAAGCCATGTTATTAGGTGTTACGCCTTCGCCTACGGCAGTTGATAAACCACCTGCCGCTAGTGTATGAGAAGCGTTAGCTGTTCCATCTGTATGGATATGAAGGCCTGGAACATTGTCCGGTTGAGTTATCGCAGAGGTATTAGAAGAGAAACTTGTGTCTGCTTCGTTATAAAGTGCCTCTGGGGACTGACTCATTGTGACATATCTTGCTCTCATAGCAAAGATAAGACCAGTAGGACCAGTCATTGGTTGCACACCGCAGACATCATATGCAATGAGATTAGGCATTGCTCGTCTTACGAGTGAAATCATAATAGGATCGTACTTTGCTACACCACCAGTATCTGGAAATGCACCTGAAGCCTGTCCCTCTGTCAAGAAGTTTTGTGAAGAAAGAACTTGATTGTCTTCCTGCATGGACTTTTCTTGGTTCTCCAACAAAACAGTTGTTACTGCTTTACGATATGGGTCGTCAATGTTACCCAATTCTGGATGGTCAAGAATAGGAGCCCACTTTTTTTGTAAATTTTCTGAAAGATACATGTGTAAATCTCCTTAATTGTTATTTAATTTGTGTTCTAGAAATAGCATTTGCATACTGTTTAATGTTTTCAGGTGCATCTGCCATCACATCGTCTGAAGAATTGTCTTCATTCGGTTCCATATCATCTTGTGTGTCTGTAGACCCTTCAGTTAAAACCTGTTTGTCTTCAGCGTTTTCTGCACGAAAATACTTGTCTTTAATAATCTGAAGTTTTTCAGTATATGATTCTTCGTCTTCATACTCAATACCTTCTGCCAACTTAATCATTTTTTCTTGATCTACCTCAGTCATTCCTTCTGATACAGTATACATAGAATCTAACTTTTTGAACTCTTTGAGTTCTTTAGATGAGTCGATGTTTTTTTGAATTTCAGAATTTAATGAACCCTCTAAGTCTTCAACTTTGGCGAACAGGTCATCTACAAGATCAACCTTTTCGTCTGGAATATCGACATAGTGTTCAACAAATAAATTTTTAAGACCGACCATGAAATCTTCAACAATTTCTGAACGAATGCCTTTATCAACTGCAAGTTCATTTTCCTGCATCCATTCTTTAACAACATAATTCATGAAATCATCTACTTTTTCAATCATAACTGTGCGATTGTTTTCGATGGATTCTTGAAGTTCTGTCTTGTATTGTTCATCCAGTTTGTCTATTCTTGTTGAAATTTCATCATTTACTCTGGCAAAAACTGCGGCTTCAAATATAGTGGCCGCTTTTTCTTTAAATTCGTCTGAAAGTTCTTCGCCTTCAATAAGTGCTTGAACATCACTCTCAAGATTGAATTCTTCTCTAGCAACTACTTCTTTTGTTTCTTTATTTTCAGAAACAATTTCATTACCTTCTTCATCGAATTCAACATCATCAACTTCGTTAAGTGCGCCGAGAATTTCAGCAACTTCTTCTTTGCTCATCTCATCTAACTTATCGTAAATTGATTTAATAAGTGACATTTTTGATGCACTTTCAGAAACACCGCCTTTATCTGCAGGACGTTTCTTAGCGGACGGAACCCCTTTTGTAAAATCAGGTTTGGGTCCGTCTGGAACCTCATTATTTACACCCGTATCTGTTGCTTTTGCGGGAGCTTTTTTGATTGGTTCTTTATTTTTTCCAGCGCCTGGAAATGAAGCCTCATCAACTTGAGTATCTTCATTAGTAGCATTGTCTTCTTGAGTTTCCTCTTTTACTTCTGCTTCTTGCTCCAGAGCTTCATTTTTTTCTTCTGACATGTGATAACTCCTTAATTTTGTGAGAATATTGTCTCTGTCTCATGTTTATATTTATACAATTATAGGTTTGAAAGAAAGCTATTAAATGCTTTTAACTTAACATTTTCCAGTTTTTTAGACGGCGCTTTGGTAACTTCTTTATGAATAGCTGAAATCACCTTTTCTCTGAGAACACCTGATTCCCAAACCCATTCCTTTCCTTCCATGATTCCTTGAACAAAGGCCTCAGGAGCAGAAGGATCAGCAACTATATCTGCGGCAGTTGCTAGATAAAAATCATCTTTTACATATTTCACTCCGCCTTTTTCCTCTAAAGAACCCATTCCTCTAGAAGAAACGCCCAATTGTGCGCCATTCTCGATGAGATTTTGCACAATTTTGCCGTATGGGGTATCAATAATCTTCGCTTTACCGACAACATTATTACCATCTTCTGTTAATGAAGTAATCATGTGTGATACCCGTTCTAAGTTTATACCAGGACCGTCTGGGTGACCCAGTTCCCCGAATGCTCTATTTTTTCCGACATAACTTTCATTATATCTTTTTATTTCTTTCATAAGAATTTCTTTAGGATAAATTCTTCCATTCTTATTTTTCACTTCTGCCATCATAAAGGGACCATGAATATATAGAGATTTTTTCCCGTCTTTTTCTTCTGTAACGTACTCTATATTTTCATTTAGTTCTGTAATTAAATGCATAACTTAACCTTTTTGACCTGGTGTTTTTATCTTATTTCTATTTCTTTTACGTTGCAACTCTTCTTTTCTTTTAACTTTTACTAATCTCTTGGCCATTTTTTTAATTTTTGGTAAAAATCTTTCTAATCTTGTCGCAAGCATTATTTTTTGAGCGGGAGACATTTTTGAAAGGTTCTGTCCTTTAGCAATTCTGCTTCTCATTATATTTCTAGCCGTTCTTTTAGCTCGTTTTTGTAATACTTCTGGGCTCGCAACTCTTCTTAATGCTCTTTGTTTTGCTCTTGTCAGTAACTTAGAACGCCTTCTAGCCCGTTGACCAGCCTTTAATCTCTGTTGAAGAGTAAATTTTCTCTCTTCTAAAGGAACATGTTGATATTCTGCTTCGTCTTTAAATTCTCTGAATTGTTTCATCTCTTTATATTTTTATTTAGCTTTGAAATTCCTCTAAATAACCCAGACCTTAACGTTTTCTTTCTTTTTATATTTATCAATCTTTGCTTTATTTTTCTTTTTCTTAAAGACTGTCTTATTTTCAAATTAGTTTTGGGATTAAATTTCTTTCTTTCCTTTGCAGTCATTTTTTTGAGAATCTTCTTGCCTGCAACCTTTCTATATCCCTTACCAATTAATCCTCTATTTTTTCTAAAAATATTTCTAAATGCTTTTCGTCTTCCTCCAATAGTTCGAACACGACTTATTTTGTGTATTCTTTTCATTCATAACCTTAGTCCGAATGTGCTACTGAAGTTGCCTGACCCGTAAAAGTTACACTCCAATCAGAATTTTTAAGAATTTTATGTATTCCTACAGGAAATTTAATTGTTCCTTTAGATTCCCAAGCTCCACCATTTATTGCGGGCCCCTGTACTTCTACAATTCCCGTAGTTGCTATATTACATGCAACTGTGGTTGCTGAACCAACGGTATTATTTGCTGGATCTGTTACTAAGGCTCCAAGTAGTTTATAAGCCATTAATTATTCTCCTCTGCTTTTAGAAAAAGAAACCATATTCCAAAAATCTTCTTTACTTTCAAATAATTTTTTAGAAAATTCTTTCTTATTTTCGTCATTTAATTTTTTATAAGTTTCGTACAAAATCTCTGCATCATCGGGTTCAACAATTACTTGAACATCTTTCAAATTTATTTTATGTGATTCCTGAACTTTATAAATTTGCTTGAGTAGTGGAATTAAATCATCAATATGATGAATATCCTCAATCATATCTTGATCTTCATCATATTCGAATTCCTCATAAGGATTGTCTTCCGAACCATGATCCATTTCATATTCAAGAAAATGCTTTACAGAGCTTATATAAGAACACGCCCTTGAAATTTTATCTTGAACCCATGCTTCTAATTCTGTATGATCATCGAGCATTTCAAAAAGTTCTCTACTGTATTTGTGTAGTTTATATAAACTTTGTTTAGCCATTCTACCCTCAACATCATCATAATTCATTTTTCCATGAGGATGTTGATGTTGAACACCACTATAATGCTCTTTTATTTCTTTTTTGGCTGTTGATGATAAATCTTTAAATGTTTTCATGGGCCTCTAGTGTTAAATTTCGATATCTAATTTATATTTATATGATTTATATCTTTTATATTAATCCGTTTTTACTAAAATCATACCATTTTCATCTGGCAATTGATAGGTTATACCCTTCTCATCGAAAAGAGTTTTAACTTGATCATATATAGATTCATCAAAATCGAAATACCACACATAATCTTCTGCCCATTGTCCCGCACACGAAACTAATGATGGTAGTGTCACATTATTTGCCGCATACTTATATTCTCTTTTTGTCTCATGCAATGTTGAATCAAAAGAGCAAATCAAATAATCTTCCATTAAATTAATAGTATCAAAATCTTCTAGAGCGGGAATAGGAATAATATCTGCTGAAAGCTCAATATCACCTTCTTGTATAGTTAATGAGGCTTCTATTTCTATACCACTTTCATTTAAACTCATACAGTTCTCCAAAAATCTTTCCAAATTACTTCGTCTGTTTTATCATAAGGGCGAAACCACTTATCTCCCTTATGCATATACTTAATATCATTTTCTGTACCTGCTGTAACATGAATATGAAACAACAAACGTGGCATCCATTCGGGGTTTTCTTTCCAGTCTAACCAATTTATCACACTTCCCATACATGCATCCATTAATAAATTGTCACCTAAATAAATAAAATTAACAATTCTACTACCCAATTTTCTTAATAGTATTTCATTTTCAATGATTAATACAATTAGATCACCTTTGATAACATTTTCCAAAGTTTGATTCTGAAAAGGAATTATTGGTGAACCTAAAGCCTCCATATCATTTTTCATTGCCCGTATCTTTATAGAACCAGACTTTTCATATTCATCAAATGTTAATTCATCATTTATATTATTTTCCGGATATAATAATCGAGATAATTCAGTATAAAAATAATTAAATGCCACATTAGATCCATTAATATATTTAGGATATAAGTCCTTTTTAATAGAATTTACCCAAGCCTTTTTAAATATTTTTCTTCTTTCTTCTTGGATCACAATATTTCTCCCTTTATTTCAAAATATTTATTTATACTATGCATAAAATCGTATATATAAGCCCACTTAAAATGAAATTGAGGTCTACCTTCTTTTAATTTATTTAAATGTTCTATTACTGTAGTATTCGGATCAGGAGTGGGATATGATGTATATAAATTTCTAAGAAAATCATCAAA